ATTTGGGGTAGTTGCGTGTGGTAGACAGTTTGGCAAATCATTATTAGCACAAAACTTATTATTGTATTGGGCATTACAAAATAAAAATGCTAAATGTGCTTGGATATCTCCTATATACAATCAAGCAAAAAAGATATTTCAAGAACTAAGTAATGCCGCTAATGCGATTATAGTTCATTCTAATAAGGCAGATTTAACAATGGAATTTGTAAACGGGTCTACATTACAATTTCTATCAGCCGAACGTTATGATTCAATCAGGGGTTTCTCGTTTAACTATATGGTAGTAGATGAAGCAGCATTTATTAGGAAGGAAGCAATGGATGAAGCAATCCTACCTACATTATCAGCTATTGGTAAAAAATGTTTTATTATCTCTACACCTAAAAGTAAAAACTGGTTTTATACCGCATACCTTAAAGGTAGCAGCGAGGGCGGTGACTACATCTCGTTCCGCGGTATATCACGTGATAACCCGCACGTAGACGCAAATTTTATATTGGAACAAGCTAAATCATTACCTACAGACATTTATTTACAAGAATACGAGGCAATATTTAGTGAAGCTACCAATGATGTATTTAGAGGATTAGATTTAGTATGTAATTTAAATAGCTGGGATGAATCAAAAACAACAAGAGATTATTTTGGAATTGACTGCGGAATGTCTAATGACTATACAGTATGTGCAATATTTTCCGAATCCGGTAGATGCAAAAAGATTCTTAGATTCAATGGGAAATCTTTTGAAGAATCTGCAAAAACTATCATCAACGAACTGCGACGATTTAACATCAGAGGAGGTTATGTTGAGACTAATGGTCCAGGACAAGCCCTCTTTGAATTAATCAAACAATACGAACGTAATACAAAACCATTCTATACTTCACAAGATAGCAAAGCACAAGGTGTTCGTAAATTAATTCAAGACATAGAAAGTGGAGCAATAGAATTACCTGATAAAAATTTAATGCCTGAGTGTTATAACGAATTATCAGCATATACTTACAAAGTAAATACAAATGGTAAATTATCATTTAGTCATCCTCCAGGTTTACACGATGATATTGTAGATGCTTTATGGATGGCAAATTTATCTCGAGAAGAGCTTGGAAGCAACAGAGGAGGTATTTACATTGGTAATATGCGAAAATAAAGATATGTATAGAGGTAACTAATGGAGTTTTGGTGACATTTAGCTTCATTATTTTATTTCTATTCATTACACTGGTAGGGTTTTTTTAGCGTGTAGCATATTTTCAGCCATCTTGTGTTTTCCATTGTGTTTTCCCTACCTTAAGGAGCCCCGTTCTGGGGCTCTTTTAAATTCATTTGGAGAAGCAAAATAAGGTTCGTATATTCACCGAGTAATAAGAAATAAATAAAAGTTATGGAATTAAGTATTTTTGAAATTTTAGTAGTAGGTGTTGTTTTTATGATTTTGTTTCCTAAAACTTGGATACCTAAAAAATCGTAATTATATTAGTATTGTCATTGTTGTAGATGATATATTGACTGGGAAGAAGATGGGGCACGAAAGTGCCCCTCTTGCTTCACACGATTTAAAGAAATCCTATACATATTTATATTAAAACGAGTAATATGAAGTATACTGTTACAGTACCAGAATTTTTAACTATTGGTGACTATCAGAAATTGGCACATCTGGACCACTTGACTGATTTAGAGAAAACAATGGAGATTGTATATACAATTACTAATATCTCTAAAGACCAGTTAGGTAAATGGAAACCAAATGAATTAGCTGCTATTGCAGAATCCGTTATTAACTTAATGGACTTTGATTCAGCAACGTTCTACCCGATTATTGAATTTGACGGCGTATTATACGGCTATAGACCGGTTAGTAAAATGACTTTAGCCGAATATGTTGACTTAGAACGCTTAACAAAGGAACCAAATACAAATTTAGCTGATATTATGGCTATTTTGTATCGTCCTATTACTAAGAATAAAACTAATAGCTTAGAATTCCAGATTAAAAATGGAGTTAAGATAGCTAAAGGCACAGCTGAAAATCTATTTAAATACTACGAGATAGAAGAATACAGTAGTGAAGATAGAGGAGTGAATGCTGAAAAAATGAAATCATTTCCAGTTGCGTTTGCGTTAGGTGGAATGTCTTTTTTTTTAGGAATCGCGAGCAAATCCTTAAACAGTACAAACAGCTATTTACGTCGAGCGGAGAAGATGATGATGGAGACGGAGATGGACAAACTTATAGTCAGTATTGGGGATGGTTTGGGACAGTATATTCACTCTCTAAAACCGATATCCTTAACATCACAGGAGACAAGAGTATCTTTGACTTAAATTTTGTGTTCGTTTTAAACTATTTATCCATTGATTCTGACTATAATAAAGAATTAGAAAAAGCAAGAAAACAGAATACATCTAAAATATTATAATTATGGCAAAAGAAAAAGTAACAACCGAAGTATTAGATAGTACTGGTGTAAATAAGGTAGAGGTTAGCTTAGAACAAAGAGTATGGGATATGGCATTACAATTTAATGCTAACCAAATCGCTTCTATGTTAGCCATTCCAGTACAAGAAATTAGAGAAATTTTAGAGAAAAAATAATGCGTACCTACAAGCAAATAGTAGAATTATTTGAAACCGCTGCTAACGAGCACGTTGCGGTTAAATCATTTGCTACTGGTCCTTTATCTTATTTAGATTCTAACAATCAAAACATTCGTTATCCGTTTATTTTCTTACGTCCTATTACATCAGTAGGATTATTGGATAATACGCATTCATTAACGTTTGAACTGTATTCACTTGACGTTCCTAAGGTAAGCGATGAAAACGCATTAACAGTGATGTCAAATACAGAATTATACTTGTATGATATGGGTGCTTACATTCGTAGAGGTCCAGAACAACAAACATTAGATTTTTCAATGTCTAATATTAATCCTGTAAACGAGGCATTCCAAGATAGAGTATATGGTTGGGTTGCTAACGTAACAGTCATAGAACAAGCAGTTTACAACTATTGTAATTTCCCTACTGGTAGTGTCTAATAGAGAGAAAGTCATAGCTAAAGCCACTGACAGGCTACGTGAATTAACTATTAACGAGTTATTCGAGGATGGTTCTAATGCTACTGGTAGATTAGCCAATAGTATTAATTACATCCCAGAATTATCTTCTAATGGTAATACAGCGATAGCCTTAGAAATGGAAGACTATGGTTTTATCTTAGATTCAGGTAGAGGAGGTGCTAAACAAGCTGGTTCACAATCTTGGCAACCACAATTAGTAAATTGGATTAGAGCTAAAGGTATTAGACCACAAGCAGGTGTTACAGTAGAACAATTATCATACGCAATATACAATAGTATTAACCGTAAGGGATATAAGGCAAAACCATTTATCGAACCTGCATTAGCAGCATACGATGCGCAATTTGCAGACGAGTATGCAGAGGCAACAGCAAACGATATAGAAATTGATTTAGAAAAGATTAAGTAATGGCGATTACAATTCAGCAAGACCCTACCACACCTAATATTGCCAATAGTAATTTGGTTTTTACCGTTACTTCAACGCAGTATACGCAGGCACAATTTCAGTACGTGGTAGACATTAAAGACAAAAATGACACGCTTATACAACGTATAAAACAACAACCTAACCCAAGTGGTAAGGGTGTATTTGACGTGGCACAAATATTAGTAACAGAATTAGGACCAACTGATTTAGTTTGGGAAATAGATTCCGCTACAGGCAATACTGCTTGTGGTAAAGAATTTAACATTTATTTTGGTGAAGAATACGGTACATCTCCTTCTTCATCTGTTACTTCTTATACAGGTGTAGGTACAACAACTGGTTCAGCAGCTGTATCAGGTAGTGATTACTATTTTAACTTAGATGGTAACGTTGGACCTAATGAATTAGTAAACTGGAACTGGGATAGTGGTTCAAAATATCAAGAAGAAGAAATCGATGATATCACATTTAGTCACCAATTTGGTTTAACTAATTTCAATACACATTCAGTATATTTAGGTGATTACGCTACTATCTCTATTTTAAATGGTAACTTATATGGTGGTGTAACTGCTTCACAAGCACAAGATGTGTTCGCAATGATTGTAACTGAATACGATTCAGCAGGTTCAACATTAGCAACTACTACTTACTATAACAATTATACCCACGGAACACCAGCATCTGCTTCAGTATGGGGTAACATTTACACTTCACAATCAGAGTCTACACGTTTAATTCATTGGCCTGCTGGTCCACAGAATTTTGACGATGCTGGTAATACATTAAATGCTTCTACAACTTACTATACTTGTAAATTAGTAGCACAGCAAACTGATGGTTCACCTAATACAAATGGTGTGTGGGGAGAATATACGTTTAACATTGGTGAATGTTCAGGATTTACACCATTAAGATTTGCTTGGAAAAATGAATACGGAGTCTGGGATTATTTCAGCTTTACAAAAGCACAAAATACAAATGCGTCAATTACGAGAGAACAATACAAACAAACATTTGTCAACTTCTCTACGACCGCCAACACAACGTCTTATAGTCCGACAAGAAGAGGTGATACGCAGTATTACAACGAAATAGCTAAAGACAGACAAGCAAATAGTGATTGGTTAACACAAACTGATGCTGATAATTTACGTGAATTATTCTTTAGCACTAATGTGTATGTGTATGAAGATTCTAAATGGATTCCTGTAGTGCTTACAGATGCTTCTATTACAGAAAAAACAAATAACCTATCACAAAAGGTATTCCAATATAGTGTCAATTATAGACACGCAAATGAAGTAAGAGCAAGAGTATGATAGTATTACGCGCCTATAACGAGGATGGAAGTAAATACGATTTAGACGTACAACAGGGTGTTGACCTACGTTTAGATATTTCAGCTATTGAATCAGGAGAAATTGGTTCAGTATTTGGTATTTCATCCCAACAATTTGCCCTACCATCAACACAAGTGAATGATGATTATTTTGGTAGATTATGGAATATAGGTTCAACAGGTGCTACTTCATTTATTAAAACACAACCGTGTCAAGTATTATACAATGGTCAAGCTATTTTTACTGGTCGTATATACTTAGATAGTGTAATTACAAACCAACACGGTAATACAATTTATAATGTTGTAGTTGTAAACGAGACATTAGATTTTAAAGCACAAGTAGAACCGTTAACATTTGGTCAATTAGATTGGTCAACTTACAATCACAATTTAACATACGGTAATATTACTGGTAGTTGGGCAAATAATTTATTTTCAGGTTCAATTGTTTACCCATTAGTAGAATATGGTGTATCAGATAAAGATACACAATCAGCTACTTTAATAAAAAATGGTACTGGTGCAAATGCATTTACAAATGCTGCTTCACCACTACAAGTAATAGATTTTAAACCTGCTGTTCGTGTATCAACTGTATTAGATAGAATATTTGATGCTGTAGGTTATTCTTACACATCTTCATTCTTTGAAAGCGAGTATGCAGATAGTATATACGTTTTATCAACACGTGATGAAACAAGGGGTGCTTCATTTGCACAACCTATTTCACAATCGTTTAAAGCATATGCTGGTGCCCCTGTTTTATTAACTCCATTTGTACCTACAACAGTACAGTTTGATAACGAAATCTACGATAACGCAGGTAATTACGATACTGGTACTTATAGATTTACCGCAGGTGCTGATGGTAACTATTCATTTGCTACTTCAGTTAGAGTACAATTAACAGGTATTACTACAGCAGGTACTCCTCGAACTGGTTTACTTGACTTATACATTAATGGTGCTTACGCAGGTGTACCACCAGCATATTTTAACCTAAAAGGTAAAGCAAATAATTCACTACAAACATTAAATGCTAACTTTGCTAACGTTCCTTTAACATCAGGAGATTATGTGGAAGTAAAAATTACTTTCGAATCCGAAGATGGTGGGGAAGATATGGAAGTACAAGGTGGTTTAACAGCTACTACTTTTGAATTATACGCAGGTCCTTCTACTATTATTGGAGGTAGTGTTGATGTAGGTGCTGTATTTAATCCTAAGGATAATGTAATAGCGTTCTTAAACGGTCTAATACAGAAGTTTAACTTAGTAATCGAACCAATACCCAACGATGCTAAGACATTGTCTATAGAACCGTTTAATACGTGGGTAGACAATGGTAGTGTAGTTGACTGGACTGATAAAGTTGATAGGTCAATTAAATGGAGTATTAAACACCCAATGGCTGGTAAAGCCAAAACAATTACTTTTAGTGATGTAGAAGATAAAGATTCATCTAACCAATACACTATTCAAACATTTGATAAGATATTTGGTCAGAAAATTTACAATGCTGATAGTGATTTATCATCGGGTGAAAGAAAAATAGGTACGTTCTTTGCTCCTACACCTATGAAGTATATTGAAGGTACTTCTGATTTTATTGTGCCTGCTATTCATACAGTTAAAGAAGGACAAAAACAAAGATTCGCATTTAAACCACGTTTACTACACTTTGTAGGAACAGGTAGTGCTGATATGTTGTATGGTCGTAATGGAGATACTCTTACAACTGACGAATACTATTTCAAAGATGAAAGTGGTACTGTTAACGCATTGGATTATTACCCAATATTCCACCACATTAATCAATTACCAGCTACATCCGATACTAAAGATTTACATTTTGATAACCCAGGACAATGGGAATATCACCAAAACTTTGTAAACGCAAGAACACAAAAAGATGCGTTTTACGAGTATTGGGCATTCTATATAAATGAATTATACGACGTAGATTCGCGTTTATTAACGTGTAACGTTGTATTAACACCAAATGAACTGTCTGATATTAGACTTAACGATAAGATTTTTATAGACGGCCATTACTACAGAATTAATAAGATTCAAGGTGCTAATTTAACACGTAAAGATGCTGTAACAGTAGAATTACTAAAAACAGCACCTCGTAAATTATCTTATCCACGTAGAAGAATTTGGATTAGTGAAACAGATGGAGTATACAATGATGTAATTGCTGATGTTAACATTGGTTCAGGTATTGTAGTATATAATAATTTTGATACAGGCACATCTAATACTTCTTCTGTTGTATTAGGAGAGGCAGCACAACGTGATGGATTTGATTTTAAAGACGGTATAGTAAGCGCTGTTCCTTCACCTTTAAATCCTCCATCGACTAATATTTCTACCGGCGTAAACTACATTAGTGAACGCGCTACAGGGCTTTATATTGGTGGTAGTGGTAACACAATTGAAGGTGCTTTAAGAGATTCTACCATTATAGGTTCAAATAACCAAGTAGCTGAAGATGCTACAAACATCTCTATTTTTGGGGATAATATTTCTACTACTGGTTCTATTTCTTCAGCGTTTGTAATTAATTCAACTACTGGTTCAGTATCGTTGGACAATGTAACGAATTTCGTTGCTATAAACCCTATAAACCCGATTACAACCGCATCATTTGCAGGTACAAGTGCCGGTACTATTTTAGGTAACGTTCGTCTTCAAGGTAATCAATTTTTCACAAGTGATATTGTTACAGGTTCAGCTGGTGATACTTTATATTTAACAGGTTCACACTTAGAACATTACGTACACTTGTTTGCTTGGAGTGGTTCAAATGGTACTTATACAGTTCAATTACCAGATGCTGGTGATGTATCAGATATACAATTACGATTCTCTACAAACGGAGATTTTAGTGGTGGTCCATCAATTGATTTAGTACCAAGTGGTTCACAAACAATCGGAGGTGACCCAGAATGGCCTTTAAACGCACCTTATGACGGAGTTTCAATTTATTCAGTAGGAACCGAGTGGTTAGTATTTTAAAATTTAGACAATGGCAATAAAAAGAGAGATAATCATTGAAGTTGACGACCAAGGGGCGATTAAGTCCATTGAAGGGTTAACTGATGAAATGAAGGATTTTGCCCGTGCTACTGACGAGGCAACAGATTCAACTGCTGAATTTGAAGCATCGATACAGAAGCAACAGGCCCAAATGCAAATATTAGATGGTGCTGTAAACTTAGTTGGTGGTTCGATTGAAACATTAGCTGGTGGTTTAGCATTATCAGGTGCTATTACTGACGAGCAAGCAGAACGTTTTGAAGCTGCTGCTGTTGGTGCAATCGCATTAGCAGATGGTACAAGAAGAACAATCGATGGTATTGTTAACTTAAGAGAAGGTATCCAAAAATTAGGTGGTGCACAAAAGATTGCTACTGGTATTACTAAAGCATTTGGTGTTGCTACTAAAGTTGCCTTAGGACCTGTTGGTTTAGCAATTGCTGCCTTTGCTGCTATTACAGCCGCTGTTGTTTTATTAAAAGATAAATTCGAGGCAGTAAACAAGGTATTTACTTTCTTTGCTGGTATTGTTAACAAAGTAGCTACAGCAATTGGTTTAGGTAAAACCGAGGCAGAAAAATTTGCTGAATCACAAGGTGAATTAGCTAAACAAAGTGAATTTGAACTTAAATTACTACAAGCACAAGGTGCATCTACCGAAGAATTAGTAAAGAAAGAACGTCAATTACTTACACAAAGAAAAAATGCAGCTAAAACAGATGAAGAAAGATTAGCAGCATCACAAGAATTAGCTTTATTTGAAGCACGTGTAGTTCGAGAACAACAAGAAGCAGAAAAACGATTAGCTGACGAACGTAGAAAAGCAGCAGCAGAACGCAAAGCACAAAGAGAAGCAGAAGCAAAAGCAGCTGAAGAAGAAGCAAAACGTATTGCTGAAGAGGCAATTAAAGCCGAACAAAGTAGAGTAGATACTATCAGTGGTATTCTCCAGAAATTTAGAGAACAAGAAGAGGACATACAAGCCGGAACTGAAGCAAACCGTTTAGAATTAGAAAAACAACGTCAGCTAAAGGAATTAGAAGCATTAAATGCTACCGAGGAGGAAAAAGCACAAATCATAGAGTTCTATAATAATAGAATTTTAGAAGCACAAAAACAAGCAGACGAGGAAGCAACAGCATCAGCACAAGAGGCAGCCGATAAGAAAACCGAAGCAGATAAAGCAGCATCGGATGCAGCAGTATTATTAGCAGAACAAGAGGCAGCAGCTAAAGAGGCAGCACTTAATGGTTCTGTAGATGCTATCCAAAGTGCATTATCAAGTTTATTTGGTGAATCTAAAGCAGTAGCTAAAGCAAACGTGTTGATTGATGCCGCACAAGCAGCAATTGGTATCTTTAAATCAGGTCAATCAATTCCAGCTCCATTTAACGCTATCTTTATTGCCGCACAATTAGGAGCATTAGCCGCAGCAAGTGCTAAATCGATTCAAGAAATTAATTCAGCACAACCAGGTTCAAGTGGTTCACCTTCAACACCTAAACCTTCAAGTGGTGGAGTTCCTCGTTTAGCAGGTGCTACAACAACCGCTTCATTAGGTGCTCCAACAACAACCCCGCAAGCTGAACCTATTAAAGCATATGTATTAACTGGTGACGTTACTGATGGTTTAGAAGCAGAAACACGAATCCAACAAAGAAGAAAATTATGATAAATAAGATTGTCAAACTGGTATTAGATGAAGATTCCTTATTAGGTGGAATTGATGCCGTAGCATTAGTTGAAAATCCAGCTATCGAAGAGGATTTCTTTATGTTTGCTAAGGAAGAATTTGAATCATACAATGATTATCCTGAAGCAGCAGTAGAAGCAGCTAAACAAGGTATTAAACGTAACGAGGCATTAGGTAATCCTTGTGCTACACAAGTTGGTAAAGTAAGAGCACAACAATTAGCAAATAGAGAACCAGTTACTTTGGATACAATCCGTCGTATGCGTTCATTCCTTATTCGTCAAAAAGATAATTACGAATTAGCACGTGATAGAAAAGATTACGATGCTTGTGGTTACATCTCTTACTTATTATGGGGTGGAGAAGCAGCATTACCTTGGGCAGAGAAAAAATTAAGACAGGCAGGCGAGGAATTCGATTTAGATGAAGCGTGCTGGCCTGGATATGAAGCAATAGGAA